GCAGCAGGAACTACCAAAAGAAGAAGGTGACTAGAAAGAAAAAAAAGTAGGTCTACAAAATTATTTGTGATATCCCAAAAAAATTTGGGAAGCTCCCATTACTATTTACTCGTCAACAACTAACTCCCTCACTTCCACCATAACGCCTGCTTGTACACCTCACCTGCCCTTGCCCCAGTTATACCGTGTTCTTCCCCTATACTTTTAAACGTCCTACCCGACTCCCTTTGCTCGTAAATCATCTTTCGTCGCCACTTAAAATATTCAATATTGTCGGTGAAACCTTTCTCTTTTATCTTTTCATAAAAGTCAGTCGTAAAGTCAGTCATCGTACTTTTCCTCTTCTTCTCACAGAATAGTAAAATCTTTTTTGTCAAAATGAGCCAAAGGTTCTTGATGGTTTCTGCCATCTCGACCACCAAATTTAATGCTGGCTGGCTTTGTCTTGTTGATGTCCAGAATCCTTGGCTTATCCTCACCAATCCTGATAACTAAGAAGCAACGCAGACCCTGATCTGCCCACTGCTTAGCGGCAAGCACTTTAGACATGGATAGCATAATCGTGGGGTATTTTGCGGCGTTTGCCTTCCTGTTTTTGATTTCAACCAATCCTTTGACACACCCCGCATTATTGATTACAGCATAATCAAACTCATGGAAGTCAGGCATTCGTTCTATCCTAAAATTCCACTTAGAACGAAGAAAATCGATAGTGTCTTCTTCACTTACAGCATCTCGATCTGTCTGATAAGTTGGCATCCTAGAAAACCAACAGCGGTGTTATATGTTCCAGTGGTGTTATCTCTGAAGCTCTTTTCATACTATCACTGACAAGTAAATAATAAGAGCAGATCCGCCAAACTAGCCAAACTCAGGTGTATCAAGGGGGTTAGCTGTTGACTCGTCAAGAGCATCGACGTTATTCTCTAGGCTCTGTAATTTTAGCCAATTTCCATTTTTCCAATCGCTCACTCTCTTTTTTCTCGATGCGGGATATGATGGCTCTAAGTGCGTTTTTGAGCAGGTTTACCTTCATCGACAAAGAGTAGTTCTTCCATGTGCCCACAGAAAATTTTATTACGGTTTTACCGTTAAACTCCAGCCGGTAGTAGTCCAGCTTCTTATCAAGATACATCTGCGCCCCGTGGCCTGCGATGTCGTCAGAAATCTTATTCATATCGGCCCTGAGTTCTCGGACGAACGCTAACCTTCGTTGATCTCCATCCCCTCTCTCGGCTCCTAAAGCCGCGCCTGTCTCGTCGGGAAAGAGGTAATCACTCTCCCCGTCAGTCATCGGCTGCTTTAGATATTTTTCTGTTTGGAACAAATTGCTAAGATACATCGCGGATCATCTCCCGCTTAGTAGCGTTTAGGCTTTTGTTTTTTTTAAGCATAAGCACTGGCATCAGTTTTGGGTTATCACAAACAGTCAGCACCCTCTCTCCGCTGGTGTAAGAAATTTTATAATACTCTGGGTAGCCAGCCATAATGCTCCTATGCCCTCTGGGTCATTCGTTGATTGTTATTAGTCCGTCCTCTACAAGGATCGCCCAAGTTTTTTCAAGCGCCCTAAACTGACATTGCAGAAGATCTTCCTTGGTCAGGTTTGTTTTTACCCGTCCGTCAATTACATTGTGACAATCTGAACACCCGTATACCGCAAAATAATCTAAGGATTTTAGCGCCATCCCTTTCCTTGCCGAGTTCAGATGACACAAGACCGTGGTTTCTGTGTCGTTGTTGCAGTGCGGAAAGATTTGCAGGGTACACATCTGAGCCCGTGCCGATCTTCTAATCGCGTGTCTCATGACGCTTTTCCATCAAGATAGAGGTGATGCTTCCTTTGCTGGCTGCACCGGCTGGAAAACGCCAAACTTAGCTCATCGTTTTCCCTTCGCCATCTTTCGGATAGCCATCTTGCTGCATCCCGGTGCATCGGTGTTAACCCACTGTAGGATCGGGCCGCTCTGTGAGCAGAGTATGCCGCCCACTCCTCGGGGGAGCATTCACTTTTCAGCTTCGCGGGCATAATAGCTGGGCTCCTCTAAAATCTTGCGACTGAACTTTTCCAGCTTTTCTTCCCTGCAATCCGGACACACAGTCACAAGAGGGGTTCCCCTTGAGTCCTTCTCAATCCATCGCTCGTCTTTGTGGCATTGATGATCGCTTGTTTCCTCAAGCATCTTCTTCGTCCTCTTGCAGCTTTTCTTTTACAACGGTGTTGAATTCTCTTAGCTCTGTGTAGATTAAGTCCAGTAGCTGTTTGAATTCGTCAATGTCATCTTGATCCATAATAACGAGGGTCTTATTGCTCATTCAAACTTTTTCCTTTTCCCGCCGTCATAAATATGGGCGTGCCCTTCTTTGACTAGCGCATCGTTAATAGACTTGCCCCCCGAGTATAAGACACCAAGGTATCTCCCGTACTTCCCCTTCTCCTTAGTGACGATCTTCAAAGCTCCCTTCTCAAGGGATTCTTCGCACATCTCTGTAAGCCTGACCTTTGCCGCCAGCCCCTTCTTTTTCTCTTCTAAGTTACGGGTTCTAGACTCCCAAGCGTTAATGCCTGACATTCGTACCCTGATTTTCACTGTGAGGTCAAACCCCAGATCAATACCAAGATCGACGGTGTCTCCGTCTACGATCTTGATGATCTCCTTGACCTTGTAGCTATAAAGATGACTCATCTTCGCCATACCTTTCTCCTTTAAAAGCCCTCTGTATTTGCGGGCGGAATCGCAAAGCCCATCTTTGCGGCTGTTATTATTAAGTGGTCAATGAGAAGAGAATACTCATCTCGCTTCACCTCTGCCGATCTTTTTGCGGGACGCAGCTTAGATCCAAACTTGGTCTCCGCTTCTTCCGTTCCAAAAGCAATCCGCAGAATCTCTTCATGCATCTCATCTGGAGTGAGTCCAGCCCATTCTCCGAAAGCCCTACACCACTTGCGGTAGTAGTTTTCTTGAGGCCTGCTCCTGCTGTACACAGTCTTCTCGGCAACTACCGTTAAGGACTCAACGTCCAGAAGAAGCTTAAGCTCCTCAGACTGGTCTGGGAAGAGCATACTCAACCCAGCCAGCGTTGAAAGAACGTCTTTCGTTTCTCTTTTAAAACGGTATTTCATTGTCATCGAAGCTACCTTCTGCTGGCGGCGCTGCTGGAGGAGTCCCCCCCTCCGCATAGTCGCTCAACTCACGGATTTTCTCTTCAACCCCATCAGAAACAAATACCGAGGGTCTTCCTCGCATATATTTCATGCCGGTATCCTTCGCGGTTTGCACCCAAAATCCCAGCCCGATATCTACCTCGATGGCGTCTCCATTCATCTGCTGGCTTCTCGCAATGTCAGTGATTGCTTCCAGCATTTCCGCATTGACTTGCAACTTACCGTCCTGCGTTGGCTGCTTGTCTGTGGCGTCCTTGTTTGTGAAAATGCTGAAATATTCACCTGTTGCTCGTTTGCTCATAATTTACTCCGTTGTTGTGGTTGTTAAAAGTTCTTCGCTATATGCCTTCATCTCGGCAACTAGGTCTTTGTGCAGCTCTGGCTCTTCTTTCTCCATTCTTTTCATGCTGGCCCCGTTGTTCTGGTAGAAAGACCTCAGCCCCTTTAATGTTGTCTCGATCTTCATTGCCTCTTTCATGCCTGCTGCGACGATAGTCAGGTCATCTTCCTTGGGCGGTGCCTCGTCAGGAGCAGGGGCTGGAGTTTTAACAACCACCTCCACCTTTTTCTTAGGGACTGCCTTTTTCTTAGGAGCCTCCGGCTTGTGGTTGATCGCGTTGTCAACCTCAAATGAGCTTGCATACTCCCCTCCAGAGAGGCCTGCCGCTGACAATGCTCGGCCTATTGCGGATGTGCAGCAATTCTCAAGAGCAGATGTTTTGTTGACTGGCCCCTGATTTCTGTATTCCTCCGCGAAATCTGTCGCCAACAGGTTCCACCCCCCAGCCCAGCCATTGTTGTCGGTATCTCTCCAGACACTGACAGAAGCTTTAACGACAACCCTTTGATCCGTTTGCTCGATAACCTCCGTTAGAATCTGCCCTTGTACTCCAGCCGCCGCCCTGAAAGCCTGAACTCTCTGGGCAACCATCGTGTACGCCTTACGATTGATAGATACTTTGTCGTCATCTGACAAAGATGCGACTGTTGCCATCGCAGTTTTTATGATGTCTTCCATGTGTGCCTCTTTAGTTTTGTGAAGAAAATGGGCTTCTGTTAAAGCCTGAAAAATCTGTCCTTAGCG